GTGGCATTGCACGACGGACCAATGAAATCAGAACTGGGTCGAATTTAGCGAAACCACCTGTGTTAGCGTAGCCACCAACAGCGTTAGCTGGTGCGCCTGATGCTTCGTTCAGGTACTCAGCTTGCTTTCCCATTTCACGCTCTTGGTTTTCGAGCAGAACAGCTGTAACTTCCTTACGGTAGTTATCTTTAATAGCTGGAAGTGAATCGTGGTCCAGAACTGGTGCCCACTTTTCCATTAATTGTTTGCGATCCATTTTATTTCCTTTTTATTTAAAAGTTGTTTTGCCGAGAGCCTGGACGTAGCGAGAGATAGTTTCGTTTAGAACTTTCTGCTCAACGATTGGCTCGTCTGTAACGACAGACTTAACATCTGCGTTTGCCTTAGTTACAAAGTAATTTTCGCGGATTGTCTGGAGTTTTGTTGAGAAAGACTCAACATCCTCATATGATAATTCTTCAGCAAGACCTTGGAACTTCTCAACTTCAGTATCAGTCAGACCTGCTGATGCTTCTTTAATAGCAGCAACACGTTTCATTGCATCGAGCTCAGATTTGATAGCGATGCTTGTTTCAACTGATTCAGTTAGTTTGGATTCAAGTTCTTGAACTTTAGATTCCATCTCACCAAGAACATCATACTTCTCTTCAGGGATGTCAATGTAATGCTCTTCGAAAAGAGACTTCATACCACTGACAAAACTTTCAAGAATATCAGACTTCATACCAGATTCAAGGGCAAGTGCATTTTGTTCCATCCACTGCTCGACCATAAGACCGAGATAACCATCAATCTTCTCAACAAGACCCTCTTGAATTTCTTCAACCTGCTCAGCAAGTTTTGCTTCATATTGCTCTTCGAGAGCAGCAACTTCTTGCTTGACGCGAGTAACAACTGCTGCTTCGAAAATTGTAGCTGCTTTGGCTTTAAACTCTTCTGAGAGTTCTTCGCCGTTTACAAGCGCAGCAACATCTTCTGAAACATCAACTGCAATTTCTTCTTTTTGCTCAGAAACAGTTTCTTCAGCAACAACTTCTTCTGATGTTTCTTCTGCAACGATCTCTTCAGTAGTTTCAGCTACTGTTTCTTCGATCTGCTCTTCTGCTTCGAGTTTTTTAGACTCTTCAAGCAGTTCGCTAATTTTTTGTTCGATAGACATTCGTTTATCTCCTGTGAATTTCTATTGAGATCCCTCAATAATATTATTTAGTCTTATTTAATTTTCTGTAAAAAATATTGGAACGCTTGAATCTTACGCTCCTCCAACTGAATAGAATTAGCTCTTCTAATAGCAGCTTGCATCTGACTCAAGTCTTTTTCCACAAATTTTCCATCAACCATAACCCACTCTTTTGACTCCATTACGCCTTCAACGAAAGCATCTGGAGCTGAAGGATCTGCAACGATATCTGCAGCTGTGGCAAGCATAAAATCCTCACCAACTTCCGCAACACCTTCTTTATTTGTTTTAAGTGTACCCATACCTCTTGAAGAAACACCTAATGTTGCACCACCATCCAAAAGTCCTTTAACGATATTCCCCATAGGGGTATCTAAAATCTTTGCTTTACCAATATAATTGGAACCTTCTTTTTGAAGATTGACGATTAAGTGTGAAACACGATCAAGATTAATTGATGGTGTGTCTGGATGACCCAATTCGCCATAAGCACGATTTTTCTTGATATATTCTTCTGTATAACGATTAACTTCTTTATCCATAACTGATTCAGGATAAACACGTCCATTACGATTTTTTAAATTTGATTGGAGAAAAACTCCTTCGATAAAATACTGTTTACCTTTACCGAGTTTTTCTTCGACAATAAAATTTGTTGTTTCGAATACTTCTTTAATAAGTTTCATGATGATTCCTTACGCTGAAATAGAGGTTTGATCATCATAGATACCGTATTGCTCTGGCTGAATCTTAGTATTGTAACCAGCGGTTTTACGAAGTCTTAACCAGCACTGCGCAGCAGCACCAGAAATAGTAACAACGATATCTTGTGTATTTTCTGTATTTTCTGGAGTCATCATCTGACCACCAAAATCTAATTCACCAGCAGCATTTGCTTGTAAAACTGCAATAACTACTGAGTTTCTTGTGATTGTAACAACACCACCTGCAGCACCTGTCCACTGCACTCCAACAATGTTAACGACTTGTGTACCAGCAGTGCCTGCTACTTCTGTTGACGCCACCAAGTCGACGTCTAAATCAATCGTAGCGTCACTATTTGTGGCGTCACCTTGAATTTTGACAACAACTTCTTGTTGAGTCTTTTTGAGATAAGTTTTATTTGCCGCAGCCATCTTTTATTCCTCTATAAGTTCGAGAACATGCAAAAAGTTTTCTTTACTTTCGCGCATATACTCAATAATTTCTTTTTGGTCTTTCAATAAATTATTTAGGCTTTGTTGTGCTGTCTCACTAATTATAATTGTTGAACCATCTGACAGCTTGTAGTCAAATTTACCCTCTAGTAATTGATCTAATTTGTTTAATTTTCTAATATCAGATACTACAGGATCAACTGTAAATAGTTTAGAAGAAGCGAGTTCTAAATATGATTCGATTAGAGTGTCAGTTACCTTAATATTGTGATATTCATGTATAATTTTAGCAATAGTTGACTCGTTAATTTCTTCGTATGTTTCTTCTAGAATAGTTTCTTCAAGTTTTTGCGAAATATGATTATTTTTACAGTATTCTTTCGCTTCTTCTAAACTCGCAAATGTTTCATTGACCTCAGCGTTGTCGATAATTATCTTACCATTTGAATAATGAACAACTTTACCGAAAGAAATAAATGTTTCTTTCTGCTCATTTAATCTTTTGTAAAGTTGTTTGTAGTTCATTCTGTTTCTGTTTGGGAATCGATAATTTCTGATGCTTGCATCTCTTCATTATCTAAAACTTCAACTTCTTCTTCAGCTTTAAACATACCTTGAGCCACTTCAATTCTTTTTGCGTCTAATGCAGCAGAGACCTTTGCATTCATAATAGCTGCAAATGAATCTTCAGCTGTAGCATAATCGTTAGTAGAAATAGCACTGATTAAATTTTTTACGTCACTCATTCTTCATCTCCTTGTCCAGATCTATCACCTGCATCATTACCATATCCTGCATTGGATAAGGCACTTTGTTGTGCAATTTGTTTGTGTGCAGCTAGTGTACCATCACGTTCTGCTTTATCAAAATGTTCTTGTTCTTCTTGCTCAATCTGTGAATCAATTTCTTGCATTGTTTCACCATCTTGACGAAGAATATTTTTACGAGCCCATTCAATAGAAAAGTATTTACCCAGATATGGATCAATCTGCTGTAACATATCCAAGCGACCTTTAAGTATTTCGGTCTCTTTTAATTCTGTATAATAGTTATCTCGTTTAAAATCGTAACGAATGAATGATTTTAATTCATCCCATTCATCAGAGCGAATAACACCTTTAGCGATCAATTGAATTCGAAGCGCATCAGTAAATATCTGCGCAAATTTACGACGAATACGTGCGATAAATTTACTAAACTTAACTTCGTCACGACTAATTTCTGTAGCACGACCAAGACCAAATGACTGATCAGGATTCATGCGTGACATTGGAACATTCAGAGATTGATACAGTTTTCTCTGGAAGTATTCAATGTCTTGAATTTCTCCAAGATTTGCACCGCCTGGAAGTGTTGTAATTTCTGTACCTTTACCACCTTCACGACGAGGCATCCAGAAATCTTCCATCATGGACAAATGTTTACGATCGTCACGAACTTCACCAGTTGTAGCGTCGTATGTAATCTTATTACGATAACGATTCATCAAATCGTTTACGTATTGCTCTGCTTTTAATTTAGGTAAATTTCCAACATCAACGTAAAAAATTCTACGCTCAGGAGCACGAGAGATACGGTAAATAACAACCGCGTCTTCAATCATTTTCAGCTGATTGACAGATTTAATTGCTTTATGCAAATGACCAAGCATCATTCCAGTATTTGCATCATGTAAACCTGATGGGCAATAAAGAACTGAGTCGTTTGATAACTTTACGCCTTGTGTTGTTGCTTCAGTAATACCCTTATCATTATAGATGTAATACTCTTCAACATCTTTAACAACTTCAACTCCATCTGGAGTTTTTTCTTTATTAACTTTTTTTACTTTTTTAATTTTGCGAGGATCGATATAACGAAGTTCAGCAATACCTTTTTTTACATTTTTCTCGTCGATTAAAATATGATAATAAACGCGACCATCAATATACCATGCGCGAAAAATGTCGTGACCTTTTTCTTCGAACTTTAACAGACGAAGAACATTGTCAAACTCTTCACGGAATTTTTTCTTAATTGGTTCAGACAGTTTTAAGTCATCGAGAACGATGTCAACTGATTGATCTGCGTCGTCAGTAACAATAGCTTCGTTGACGATATCTTCAATTGCAGAATCACAATCAGGATATTGAGCAATTTCACGATAACGACGAATTAAATCGTTTTCGTTTTTTACTACACCCTCAAGATCCATAACTTGAGAGTAGTAGGCAGCTGAATTACCTAACGTGACAATGGAACCATCATCAGTTCCTGGTGCAACAATACTAGGAACTGATGATTGATTCTTACGTGTTATTTCAAATCCAAAAATTTGCATTATATTTTTCC